GACTCAACACCAACAGATATCAAGGAATTTATCTCAACAGGTAGTTCCACATTAGACTTGGCTATATCAAATAAGCCAAATGGTGGTATTGCAGTTGGTAGAATTACAGAAATCAATGGATTAGAATCAAGTGGTAAATCATTACTTGGTGCACACATCTTAGCAGAAACTCAAAAGAAAGACGGAGTAGCAGTTTATATAGATACTGAAACATCAGTCAGTCAAGAGTTTATGGAAGTCATTGGTTTAGATTTAAATAAGATGTTATATTTACATTTAGAAACCGTAGAAGAAATCTTTGAAGCAATTGAAGAAATCGTAACACAAGTCAGGTCATCTGATAAAGATAGGTGTGTAACGATATTAGTTGATTCATTGGCAGCCGCTTCAACAAAAGTTGAAATGGAAGCCGACTACGACAAAGATGGTTGGGCAACTTCAAAGGCAATCATTATATCAAAAGCTATGAGAAAAATCACTCAGATGATTGGAAAACACAACGTAGCATTGGTATTCACTAATCAATTAAGACAAAAACTCGGAGTAATGTTCGGAGACCCTTGGACAACAAGTGGTGGAAAAGCATTACCTTTCCACGCATCAACACGAATCAGACTAAAGAATATGGGTCAAATTAAAGACACAGCAAAAAATGTTCTTGGTATGAAGTGTAGAGCACAGATTGTCAAGAATAGATTAGGACCACCTTTGAGACACGCAGACTATGATATGTATTTCGACAGAGGAATCGACAACTATGGTGGTTGGCTAACCGTAATGAAAGAGCATAAACTTGTTAAGTCAGGTGGTGCTTGGTATACATTAGTGGACCAGAACGGAGATGAACATAAGTTTATGTCAAAAGATTGGGAAGAGTTAATTACCAAAAATGACGAACTAAGAGAATATGTTTATCAACTCATTTGTGATAAAGTTATATTAAAATACAAAGAAAAACTTGGTATTGATGATGTAGAGTTTACAGATGAGGTCCTTGGTGATTAATAAAAGGCACCTATCGATTCTGAATCAAATAAAAGAATCTGGCGGCGAAATAGATAGTGGAAAACCTAATGACTCGGTTATGTTAATTGACGGCATGAATTTATTCATACGAGTATTTTCAGCCATACCAACTACTAACGAGGACGGAGTTCACGTTGGTGGAAT